ATACATTGTGCCGAACCTCCAATCTTTTTTTATGTCTTCAAAAAGTTCTTTTTGTCTTTTATATATTTTAGGCGTTAATTTTTTTATAATTTCTTCACCAATCAAACAAGAACCCCACATTGCTTTAATAAAAGTTTTTGCTTTCTTTTCTCTATGCGTTGAAGAAATAGTTGGATATGGTCTTCTTAGATGTGCTTTTGGAGCGATAGATCCTAAAATTGTGCTATATTGTCTTGAATTATATTGATATATTGCTTTACCTTTATCATCATAACCTTTTGTTAAAAGTCTTGAGTTCATCAAGCTTTTCGGAACATTATCACTTCTAAATTCTTTATCGGCTACCGCTAATAATAAACTTAACTTTTTACTATATTTAGAAATGTCGCTTATATAAAAACCAATAATTTCTCCGTCTAGTTCTAAAAAACAATCTTCTTTAATGTTTGGTTCGTAATAAGGGCACTTCTCTCCTATTGTAGTGTTATGCTCGACTTTGTTTAGTTTTATTGTTTTCATCTTTTTATTTTTATGTGTGTTCCTTTTGGTTGTCCTTTCTTGTCTTTTACTATTACGTTATTGGGATATAAATTCTTTAAAATAAGTATATCTTTTTTTTTGTCGTTTGCTCTTTCTTCTAAAGTTCCAATCCCTCCGGCTCCGTATCTTTCAAAATCTGCATAACAATCTTGTAATATTAAATTTCCTTTGTATTTATTTAAATGGTATATTGTAGCATAATAATCTGTTATGCAAGATATATCGTCTCGCCATCTAAACTCAGTTTTTTTTATTGCGAAAAGTCTTCCGTCAACTAATCCGTATTTACCATATTTTTTACTAGCATATAAAATGTTTCCCGTTGAATTTAAACCTACAAGTTTAACTCCTATTTTATCTGCTAACTTTATTGTTTTACAAAGTTGATCGTAAACATATTTTAATTCACATTCTACAAATTTGTTTTTTTGTCGATCTATCTTATAACTTTTTTTATAATCATCAGAAATAAAAATACCCCACTCATTATCAAACAATAAATCTAAACCAAAATTAAAATTGTTTTGTATTCCTTTAGGTTTATTTGATTCGTTTATTATTCCGTATATATTTTTAAATTTGTTTTTATTGTTATGGCATAATATATTGTGTTCAATACCGGCTTCAAATAAAGCTTCCGAAGTTGTCGCGTCGTTAAATCTATCGTAATATAATGCAAAAACTTTAGGCATTTTTAAATAAATTCAAAATCATCAAACCTATATTTTTCTTTTCGTTTCTTGCTTGTGTTATTAGATTATTTGCTTCTTCATAATGTTCGGCGTCAAACTCTATCATTATAGCTCTTTTAACTCCGGCTTGTTTGTTCTCTAATGTTTCTTCTAAATCAATATCATCTAAAACAGAATAGTCCACCTCTTCCTCCGGTTGCCATACGTCCATACCCCAATCTCCCAGCTTCTTGTTATCCCATTCGTTTCCTAAAATATCCCAATCCCACTCACCAAAACCTACATTGTCTTTTACAATAAATTCTTGTTTTTGTTCTTCCGTCAATCCTTTAGCAATTTTAACCGGTACTTCTTTAATTCCCGCTTCAACACAAGCTTTAAATCTCATATTTCCTCCAAGTATAATATTATTTTCGTCAATAACAATCGGTCTTAAATCTAACATTTCCGGAAAGTCTTTTATACTTTGAACTAATTTTTTAAACTTATCTTGTTTTATTAATCTTGGATTGCTTATGTTTTCTTTTATTTCGTTTACTTTTAATTTCATATTAATATATATATTTTTATTTAATTTATTTATAGTTATCGTTTACTCCTCTTTCACCTATTAACTTTTCTTTAGCGCTATCCCATAGCTTTTCTCTTTTGGCGTTTTTGTTTAAAGAGTCCTCTGTTCTTATTATTTGCGGCATACCCTCTAACGGTTTACTATCCATATATTTACCGCATTCGCATAAAGCTTCTACCGCTCTAAATTTTCCGTCTATATATTTTAAAGTTACCTTACCCAAATATTTTTCTTGTTTACCGCATTCGCATTTGTATAAACTCATCTTGCTAAACCTCCGGTTCTTGTATCGCTTTGCACTCTTTCTAGTTCAAAGTTAAGATGATCTATTGCTTTTCTTATATCTTGTTCTATTGGGTTTCCCTCTTTTTTTCCCGCTCTTAAAAGATAAGTTATAGCAGTACCTAAGTTATAATTGTCGGCTTGGAAATCCTCAATTACTTTTCTTGCTTCTATTTTATATTTTTCTCCAATATAATAATTCGGTATATTATTCATTTTTATTTTTTTTTAATTTATATATTAAATAACTTATTAAAGGTGTTCCCCATATTAAGGTAAGTAAACTAGGGTGCGGTTCTCCGCATAAACCCGTAATATGTTTTAAAAATTCAAGCATTATATTTTTCGTACAGTTTTTTTATTCCGTCAAAACAAGCGGATATGCAGCTTCCGCAGTTTGTGTTTGGACTATAATTAGTGTTATAAATTGTGTTATACAATTCAATCATTCTGTTTTTAGCATAAACATCTTTAGCTCTTCCGGTTTTTAAATCTTTCCAAACGTTTTTTATTTCTTTTATTATTTCTTCCGGTAAATCTTTAGGAGTTTTTATTTCGGTTGTCTTATTCCAATATTTTTTTGGACACTCCATTGGAGCAAGTCTAGCTTTTATTTTCATAAAACATTTACATATTCCACAGTTTCCTAGCAAACTTAAATAATATTTACAATCTTTACATATAGCAATTCGATCTTTATATATATTATTTGGAACAAAAAATTTATTTGACACTTTTTTTCTTTTTAGTTTTCTTTTGTAACTTTAAATTATTGACCGAACAACGCTCCCAATTTGGACTTGTAAAACCAAATTGCATAATAAAACTGTCTTTTTCTAAAGGGTTATAAATCTTCATTAATTTTATTTTTAATTAACGTTCTTACTTTATCAATAGTTGTAAATAAACTATTACGACTTATTTTAGTTTTAGCTGCAAGTGAATCTAAAGTATTGCCCTCGTAATAATATAATTTGAAAAGTTCTTTATCGTACCAGTAAAGCTTATCTAATTCATTATCAATCATTTCTAGCTTTTCATATTGTTTAATATCTGGTATTTCTTCGGCTAAATTGTAAATACTTTTATTAAAATTGTAAGCTTGACGTATACCGATAGAACTATCGGTCTTATAAGTTGTGGCTAAGTTTCTATAATATTTATCGTATTTATAATAAAAAGGGCTTTTTTTGCTTGTTATAAATCTTCTCAAACAAACCGCTCCATATTTTTTAATTCCTATTAACCCGTCTTTATCATAAATTTCTTTTAGTCTATCCGGATTCATTTGTAAAAAATATAACATTAGTTCTTGAACCGCGTCGTTTATTTTGACCGTATCGGTAGACAATCCGTATGCTATTTTTCTAAATTCATCTGATAATTTTGATATTTCAATATATATCTTATTCATTTTCTAATTCAAGTAAATTAAGTTTATCGACGGTTTCTTGCAATAACTGTTCTAAAATTACTTTATAAGATCTAATAGAAGATGAATTTTTTTTACTTTCTAAAGCTGCAAAAAAACCGTTTGTTGCAACGGTTAAATTAATAGGTATAATCATCAACCAATCGTTAAAATTGTTTTGTTTTATTCCGTTGCCGTAGCCGTTATGATAATCAATAACAGTTTTAACAACATCAAGATAATTTTTGTATTTCGTTTCGGAGCTTACTTCTTTAGTAAACTGTTTGCACATATCAATATAAACCTCAATAGTTGCTTTGTGTATTTCGTTAGCAAATATTGGATTCGTCATAAGACAATTATATTAAAAGAAATTTAATCTATTTGCTTATCTTTTTTTAAGTTTTTAACACTTGATTTGTAATAACTAATTTTTTCGTTATAATCTTCTCTAGTAAACTTGACGGTTCTCATTGCTTTTTTTTGTAGATCTAAAGAAGTTCCCTCCCCGTATTTTGCATTTAGTTTAATATGGAATTTAAATTGTTCTCCTTGTTCAAACATATTACATTTAACGCATTGGGGTTGACAGTTTAATTCGTCAAATCTTGTGGCTAAGTGTCTCCTACTTTGAAAGTGTCCGCATTGCATTCCGGACTTATAATGTTTAATTACACCGCAAGTAAAACAAACAACGTTTCCGTTGCTGTCCGCGTCTCTTAATCGAATAAACAAACTAAACCATTTGTCTAGTTCTTTTTTAAGTTTACTTATTGTTTTCATATCCAAGTTTTCTTCTCCATTCTTCTTGCGCAACTCCTTTTCTTATATAATACTTTTCTCCTCGTAAAGACGGAAACTCTTCTTGGAGCTTTGCTCTAGCTCTTTTAATACTTGGAGCCGATGTTAATTTTCCTAAAGAGTAAATTCTTAAAAAATCTCTAGCCGTTGTTTTATCAATATCAACGTATTTTTTTAATTCTTCGTTCCAAATATTACTGCATAATTTATAATCATTGTCTCTTAAATGCGAGTATTTTTCTAGCCAGTATCTTACTTTGTCTTTTGTTTTCATTTTAGTTGTTTTAAAGGTTCTTGATAATATAAGGTTTTTTCTTTTGCTTGTCCTAATGTGTGGACTTGATAATATGCGTTATCAACTTTTTTCTTATGCTCGTAAGTCCATTTATAAAAAGTTCTAATATTTAAAAAAGGTTCGTCTTTACCAAATCTAACACCAATATAAAAAGCTTCTTCTATCTGATTGAAAGTCAAGCTTTTAAATCTTTTTTCGGTCATTAAATCGTTTGCAAATATTTTACTTAAATTTGCTAAAGTTTGAGGATCTGTTTTATGCCCAATTTCTACGCTTGTTTTAGCTATAAGGTCTAAAACTTTTTTACTCAAGTCTTTTAAATTTTCTTGTTCTAAAGTTTTCATAATAATTTTTTTGCTTCTTGCCAGGCGTTTATTTGTGAATGTAGTTTGCTCATTTTTTTTGGATTGTTTTTTTCTCTTCTTTCCCAATTTCTAACTGCGGCTTTCCAATCTTTCATTTTAGATTTTCCAACCATCCAATCTTTACTTTCGTAAAAATCATAAAAAGCTTCGGCGTCAATATTATTTTTACCCATTTTTTTTCTTTCATAACAATAATTACTAATTTCTTCAACGTTTGGCTTTTTAAAATATTTATTTGTTATTTTTATTTCTTTATTATTATTAATAGTAGTTAAGTTTGTCGATGACAAGTTGTTTATAAACTTAATAACTTGTTGTTCGTTAATTTTAAAATATTGTTTTGCCGGTATTCCTTTTCTTTTAACTTCAATTATATTATTGTTTTTAAGATTTTTAATACACTTTCTTTGTTGAAAAGGAGTTAAGGTTGTATCTTCTTGAATATTAGCTTCTGTATTAAAAAACCAACCGTCGGTCATACCTTTGTTTAAAAAATATTCTTCTTTAGATATTAAGTCTGCTAATAATACCGCTTCTTTTAAACCTATTTTACGAGCTAATTCTTTATTCAAAACAATAAAAGCTGAGCTGCTTAACAAGTTCTTCATAAAACATTTATTGTTATATGATACTCTTTACAAGCTTTTTTAATGTTTATAATTTGCTGAGAAAATTCGAAGTAGTTAGTTTTAATTTGACACTCGCAATGCCCGCTTTTAACGACTAATTTAATATCAGATTCATTAGTTTCTTTGACTCCGTTTTTTATTAAAAATTTTTTCATAAAATCTGCGTCATAAAAAAACTCTTTTGTGTTTTCGTTATCTTTGTAAGCTTTATATATTTTATTAAAAGTTTCTCTATAAAGAGGATAACTCGCGTAATTTGGTTTATGTGTATGCTCGTAATAATTGATTAAGCTTCTGTCTCTATTTAATATTTTACCAATTATTTTTCTATGAATATTTTCTTCGTCTCTTCCAATAATAGCTGCGACTTGTCTAACTACTTGAAGATTTTTTTTTCTGCTAGTTTTAGACAATGAGCCCTGCGGCAGACCCATTGTCTTTGTTGCTAGATCGCATATTGCTTTAAAATTTAATTCTTCGGTCATATCTAAAAGGGCATATCGTCCGAAGTAATAAAGTCGTCCGCATCGCTTAATTTATTACTATCATTAGAAAAATTTTCTATTTCTCCGTTACTTGTTGCAAACCTCCAGCCGTCTATTTGATTATAAAATTTACCTTTATATTCCCTTGAGTATATATTGCAATCAATAGCTACTCCGTTACCTACTTTTAATTTATTAAGATTTTTAACGTTTTCTTCTCCAAAAGCGGTAACACAAACAATATTATTATATTTATTATCTGTCTCAACAATACAAGATTGTTTCTCCCAAGCTTTCCCGTTTTTACTTGTTCCGCTTTCGGCTTCAAGTATATTAATTAATTTTCCTCTTATTTGCATTATTTTTTAGTTTTTTTGTTAGACTTAGTTTTTATTTTTTCTAAATTATCTTCGGCTATAATATATTCATAACCGCTAATTGTTTCTACTTTACATTTTACAACACCGTTCTTATTCCATTTTTTAATAAGTTTTAATTCTTTTTTTAATTCCGTGTAATAAGGTGAGTCGGTGTTAAGTTGTTTCAAGTTTTTAATTTTGTACATAGTTATTTATTTTAATTATTAATTTTTTTAAAATCTTCCGCTTCGTCTTCTCCAAATACTCCTAACTCATAGAAGCCCGTTAGCTTTAAAACCGCCCTAGACAAAGCTCGTTTCTCAGCCATTTCTAAAACATACCAAGTGTTTGTGTTACCGTCTTTGAACGATTGACCTTTTAAAGCAGATCCAAACGTTTCAATTGTTACTTCATCTTTTTTTGCCGTAGCTTTAACACCCGCAAAATTTGTTTCACACTTTACAACGTCAAAAAATATTTTGATATTTTCAATAGCTTGAATTTTTTCTATTCCGCTTCGAGTTATAATTATATAGTGTTGATGTTTAAACACGTCGTCTTTTGTTAATTCGTATTTTAGATATTTTTCTTTTAATTTCTCGGTTTTCATATAATTTATTTATTTATTAAAAATTTTGTATTATAAAACTTTCGTCGTCTAACTCAATTAATTGAGTGTAATCGTGTATAGTTTCTTTATCCGGATATTCTTCCGGATCGTAATAACAGTGAAAATCTTCTAAGTCTTCATATTCCGTATATTCGCAACATAAAGCAATAGGATCAAACTCAATTTGTTCACCGGTAGATTCTTCGTATTCTTCGAGGTAGTCAAATAAACCGCGCAATCCTAAATAGCTAAATGTTTTCGGTCTGTTTTCTTCAAACCAACGTCTAAATTCGTAAAAGTTTACTGTTGTTTTCATATTTGTTTTATATATTTAGTTAATTTTTCTTTTATGTGTTCTTTGTCTATCCATTCAATAAATTCGTAGCTATCGAACCAAACAGTTAATTCTTCTCCGTTTTCGTCAGTTCCGGCAATTGCTACTTCATTTTCGTGAGCCATAAACGTATGAATATTGAGTCTTTTATGATTGTTTTCTTGACTTACATCTTCGTTAGTCTTTTCTTCTAGCTCCGGCATTTTCATAAATTCTCTCTCTAACTCTTCCCTTGTTGGCTCGTTAGTTTCAAAAGTGTGATTAATTATTGATTTGTTCATAATATTAAAGTTTTTTTATTGTTGTTTATATATAATTTTTTTAGTTTTTCTAGTTTTTCTTTTGTCCTTTTATTTATTGCGTCCGCTTCGTCTCCATAAATATTGTACCAATAAGAACCTTTTGGCTCAAGCTTAACTTCGTGGGTTTCGTCTACGTTATAACCCGTTTCATTTGAGTAGTTAGTTCTTGCTTTATTTACTTGCTCTTCGGTTCCAAAAAAGGTAACATTGACCGGAGCGTCTTCATAAATATTCTTTTTATAAAAAGAACAAGTTATACACTTATAATTCATTAGTTCCATTTTAAAAAGTAATACAAAGAAATAAAAGCCATTATAGTCGTTGAAATTGTAAGCAACCAAAAATCATAATCAATTTTTTTTACTTCTTCTAATTGATAATCCTCGAATAAATTTATATATTCTCCGTTTGCGTTTTTTTTGTAAAAGAACTCTGCGGTTTCTACAAAAGACAACTTAAAAGAATGTCCGGTTAATTTGTGCGTTAATTTGTACATAATATATTTTTTAGTTAATAATAGTACAAAGATACAAATTAATTTTATATAAACAAATTTATAAACGTTTTTTTTAACAAGAATTGGTTTGTAAAGGGGTAAACGCCTAAAGCGGCATTAAAAGATTGAGGGGTGTTTTTCCGTTGTTTAATATAACCGCAGCTCCAACCGCCGGTCGTTTTCCATACTTTGCATAAGCCATTGCATAAGATTTGTGATTGATACCGCAACCGACCTGCGTGCCGAATACTCTAAACTTTTTTCCAACGTAATGCTCGGTGTAACATTGAGTATGTAGGTGCCCTTGAACCGTATTCATCATATCAGCCCGACATTTGGTTCTAGCCGTGCCGCCCTCCCCGTGTATATATTGAACTCCGTCTTGTTCGTACCTTTCAACAAAATCCCAGTTCGGAGTTTGTAAAACCTCTTTATAAGATTTTATCCATTTGCTTGGAATAGCTGATGTTTGTGCTTTACGCATTATAATACGATCGTGGTTACCTATTATAACTTTAGTTCCTACTTTACTAAAAGCTTTATACCATCTTGAAATTCTTTTTATTGCTAACTCTAACTCTTCTAAACCACCCATTCCGTCAGCAGAAGTTTCGTGATAACTACTATAATGATTGTCGATTATATCACCAATAAAAACTACTTGGTTACAAGAATAGCTATTATATTGCTCAATGCAAAAATCTAAGTAAGAGTCTAAACAAAATGGTTCGTGCAGATCACCGACGACTAGAACGTTTCTAGTCTCGGTTTTCCGCATTTTATATAAAGCTTGAATTTCGTGAGGTTTTAATCTAAACCGATTATTCATTATTTTTTTACTTTGTTAGGGATAAGCTTGTCAACCACCCACATTATTTTATTTAATATTGAGTTGTCTTTTTCTGTTGGTGTAAGTCTAACGATTATTTCTGCAATCCCTAAAATTGCTAATAAAATTTCTGTCCATTCCATAATTATTTATTTTTGATTATTAATTTTATGTTTTCTCCTCCTAAATTTAAAATTTCTTTCATAAGTAAATCCATTGCTAAAGTTGAGTTACCAACAAAGTCTTGTTGACGAGTTTGCCCAACCAATATGCAACCCCTAGTATGCGAGGGTTTATTACCCCTATGAAATAAAATATATGAGCGGTTTGGTACGTCCTCAACTATTAAATGTAAATAGTCTCTAGTTGCGCTTTGTCTTGCCGGTCTTAGATTAACTTTGTATTCTCCAGCCGGTATGCTAGAAACGCTTCTTTGGTTTTCTCTATACGGTAGCTCTAAAGTTTCGCAGAATTTTTCTCCGTTTAAAAAAAGCTGACCTAAAGTAGAGTTATTAGTAAAAGTGTCCCTTATTATCAATAAGTTAACGTCCCTGTCCTTTGTATTGTTTTTTATAGGCGTTTTGACTTTTACTTGCATTTTTGGAGTGTATTCCTTTTCGTTTTTTTCTATGGCTTCTAACAACCATTTTAATAGTTTTACGAGCCATTTATTTATTGTTTTCAAATTTTACGAATTTATATATTGTGAATGATATTGCTAATATTAAAGAAACTAGCGTTAATATTTCGTTGCAGTCAGTTATACTAAAACCAATCGCGCTTCCGTTAGCTATTCCTACTTGAAGTGTGTCTTTTAGATCGTTCATCTTTATTCGTTTTATGCTTGTCTAAATAAGACTTAAGCTTCGTTACATTTTTAATTTTTGGTTTGTAGTATTTTTTCATTAGCAACAACCCCCTCCGTCACTTGCGTTCAAGAAGTTTCTTAAAGTTAATTTAGTTCCTTGTTTCATTGGTCTTTCTAAGTTCATACCATTATAATAAGCGTTTCTATCCGGAGAAACATCAGCACCGCTGTTTTGATTATATTCCGGAAAGCTTGGTTGATTATTTGTTATGTATTCAATCATTCTTTCTGTGTAATATTCTGCGGTGTTTCTTATTTCTTCTCTTAAATGTTGTGCTTCTTCTGTACTTAAAGCTTCTCCCGTTTCGCTTGTTTTAGAATAAATATTGCCGTTTTCAATTTTAAATCTAAGAAACGGTATTGCGTGATAAAAAGCCCAATTCGGTAGCATATCACCTATATAATCATCTAATAAAGTTTTATAGTTTTCGTTTCCAACGTTTCCAATCGTTCCGGCGGTTATTAGATCTTTTATTTTTTGGTTAAGCTTTGTTCCTAGTTTTGGCTCTACATACAGTTTTTGTGCTTGTCGTACATATGGCAATAACAATTCCGTGCTTACATTTAGATTGATAGCCGTGCTATCTTTTAATTTTTGTTCTGATATGAATAAAACGTATGTTCCCATAATTATCTTGGTTCTAAGTAGCCGCTATTAACCATTCTTTTTGGCGGTCTTGCTACTAAATTATCATTCTTTTTTGCGGTAAATCCCTCGCTCTTTGCTTTTGTATATCCTATATTTTTATCGTCTTGAATGTTGTCCGGATAATAGACGTAGTTTTCATCGGTCTTCGGAGCTTTATAAACTTGTCTGAGCCAGAAGTGGTGACAGTTGGGTCCACCCTTGTATAACCATATCGAATATTTATTGCTTCCGTAGGGACCGAAACCTGGATTAACTGCTATTTTTTCCATTCGCATTATATCCTCTTTACGATATATTTTTTTAGCCGCAGTCATTTTTTTACAAAATTCTCTTTCCGTTCCGCTTTCGTTTACCAAAAAGTTATCGTTAGTATAAACATATCTTACTTTATAAAAAGCGGTTTTGTTTTTATTTAATCCGTCTTGTTCCGATCTTGCGTTAGGGTTTGCTCTTCCCGTCGAAGTTAACTCTATTTGCTCGTTCATAGAATTGTTTAGTTCCTTTTCGTAATCAAACTCCATATGTTCTCCGTCTACGACCTCTTCTTTTATAAGCTCCCAATCTTCCGGAATATCCTCCAACGTATCTAAAAATGAATCTAGTTCTGTTTTTACACTTAAATCAAGCTTTTTTATTTGTTCGTGATTTTCGCACGGCATATAATATTCTTTCCCATCTTGCGTATGCACGTGGCTTCCTTTGCAACCTATTTTTTTAGCTTCGGCTTCGGCTTCTTCTTTTGTTTCAAACAAAGGTAGTTCTATTCCGTCGGTTATCATACTTCCAACTTTAGCTAAATCTTCTTTGACCTCTACATTTTCTTCTAACGGAGCATATCCAAGCTCTTCTCTAATTTCGTTTTGAGTTAAAACGGCTGCTAGATCTTGGTTTGTGAACTTAGTTGTTATTGGTTTTAATTGAACAAAACTAACTTCTAAATCCATATTGTTAACCGCGAAAATAGTTTGTAAAGTGTCAAGTAAATTTAACTGAAATCCTCGAACTACTGTATTGTGATAAAAGTTACTAGCCGCATTTAATTCGTCGGCATTACTTGAAAAACCGGTTGCGCTATCAATACCCATAAGCGTTTTAGAAGTAACTCTATGCGCCGTTAGAATATTTTGCACCAACAGTTCTTGCAGAGCTAAATATTGTTTGTCCGCGTCACTTACAGTTATAGGAGTTATTTCCGGAGTTCTTGTTTTATCATCAGAAAATGTGAGTACAAATTTACCACTGTTTTTGGCGCCGCTGAATTTATCAATCAAGCTTTGCTCTATTTGGTAGCGCTCTTCTTGCGTCGGCACACCATTCGCGAAGCTAATAAAGTAACTCCCGCTGAAGCCGTTCTCTATATTGTTAAGATGAAACTCAGCTACTTTCTGATCCACTAAAGCCCAGTTGTTTCCCGCGATGTAATCCGGAGTGTGGTAAATGTCCATATTCGGCGAATAAGATCCCGCATATATTAATTGACTTGCAGCCGTTCTATCTTTAGTGTTGAAAGCGGCTATTGGATAAGGTTTATTCATTCGCGTATTGCTCCAATCAGCGCTGATAAAATAGGTGTCAACTTTACCCATTGCGTTTGGTCTTCCCGCGCGTACTCTTTCAACCGGTACGTGGTGAATCTCAGATATTTCTGTTTTTTCTCTGTTCCAAATAACGTGTATTGCATAAGCACCTTGAAGCTTAAAATCAAAAGCTAATTTTTTTATAACTTGATGCAAGGTTTCTTTACTATTTGCGTGTCTAAAAAACTTTTTTAGTTTAACGTACATATCCAAGTTTTCGTCGTCGCTATCTATTACAATATTTTCACCCGCTATCATTTCTGCCGTTGCATTGATTATAGCGGCGTGTGTAGATGAATTATAATATAAATCTATAAGAAACTGCGGATAGAGGTTTTTCCAGTCATCAGTACCATATTCGATGTAATCTTTCCCTCTTACTTCTTGAATAATTGGAGCCGTTTGTGTTTCTAGGTTTATACTTAAAATTTTATCATTCATATTATTCGTCTTTATACCATTGAGAATTACTTGTTATTTCAAGAATTTCTTCTTGGTTGTATTGTTGTAAACCTACTAAAAAAGCGGGTGTTTCGTTTTTGAACTTTAAAATACATTTCGTGTTATCTAACGACAATCGAAGAGTCTCTAAGCTTGTTTCTTCTACAAGATTAAAATCTATTAAATTAGAGTTTATCATTTCAAATATAACGTATTTCATATTTTATTTTTTAAGGTACGTCTGTACTAAAAGTTGTGCCGTTAATTAAAGTTCCCGAATTGCCTTGTCCTGATTGGTCTCCTATTGTTGTTCCTGCGCCCTCCTCGTTTCTCCAATATCCAACCAAATCAGCCGCTCCTACTAAGTTACTCGGTTTTCCGTTATTATATATTTCAACTATTTGTGAGGTACTTTTTTCTTCATCAAATACCGCAACCTCATCAATATTGCCTTTCCAAAAATCACTCCCCGATAAAGCATTATGACCTAAATGGAAAACACTAGGAGTACCGCTCCAAGTGCCGAAACCGGTTTGTGTTGTTCCGAATTGGACTCCGTCTATATAAGCTAATAATCGGTTACTGTCTACGTTCCAAGTTAATGCAACGTGATGAAATCTTCCGTCGTTTTCTATACTCGTTGAAGCTTGAACTTGCGTGTTAGTTCCCGCAGCTTTATACATAAATTTTATTTGATTGCTAGAATGAAGATAAATAATAGTTATTTGATTATTAGAGTTTACATAATATTTAAAAACCGGCGCGTTTATACTTGTAGTTTCTAATTTAACCCAAGCCGAGAAAGTTCCTTTAGCGACATCTAACTCGGCTTTTGCGCTGCTTAAATCAACGTAATCATCTACACCATCGTAGTCTAAAGAAAAAACATTGCTAAAAGAGTTTCTATTTGCGTTGCCGCCTATATTATTTCCTAATTTTAAAGCTAACATATTAAGTCGTTATTCCCTCGTGATATCCTATACCAATTCCACTTGTTAATTGTATTGCAGTAACATTCATAAATAAAGTTGTTCCCGCCGGCATAGTAGTTTCTAAAGCGCTTTCACCCGTCGCGTCTGCTACCGTTATACTTGATATAACACTATTTACCGGAAAGTAAACACAGTAATAATCTTTACTTGTTTGAGCTGCCGTTGTGAATATTTCTGTGCCGCCGTTTTTACCTAGTTGTTCTGTTAATAATTGTTGTACGTTTTCAATTGCCATTTCTTATTTTTTTAATTTCCGTAATAAATATAATTTGTTCCTTGTTCTTGTGTATGTTGATTATATTGGACTTGTTGAGTTCCGTCTTTATCCGAAACATACATTTTACCTTTTGTTACAAGCCCCTGAACGACACCGTGCGTTGGTCCTGAGGGTAGTATATCGTTTTCTGTTATTGGCGCGTTACCGACGCTTATAGCGACCGCGCCGCTCCACGCAACCTCATAAACTTCGTATTTCCAAAAGCCCGACGGTTTAAGGTTTATATCGCCCGTGTAAACGTCCGGAGTTGAATTATAATTAAATTCTAACTTTGTATAACGATCGCTTATAAAATGTGTTGTAGAATAAGCGTATTGAAACGAACCGCTTAAATCATTAGTAAATTTTATTAGATGTCTTATCTTATCGCTGCCGACCGAAGTGTCTATCCTATTGTCTTCGGTTTGTATAAAAGCCGTTAAATTTGTCTCCGTTGTTGCTTGTATCATACTATTAAAGAGAAATTTCTAATATTTATTTGCAAAAAAAAAGAGTAACCGAAGTTACTCCCTTTAATATATATAAACAACCAAGAATTATGTTGAAACAACAAACGGAGTTCCTTTATTTGTAAACCCGCTATTATCAAAAATAGAAGTTGTATAATCCTCCAAGAACGCCATCGGTCTTGACTCCATTCCTGTGAAAGTCAAAGTGTAACCATTTCTATCACCAAACGCAGCACCGGAGTCAATAGTCCCCGTATTTAAGTCCATTCCGTTCTCGAAACCACAAGCCAAAATAACATCGTGTCCGGAAGCTAATTTAGCGTTAAGCTCAACTAATATTCTAACTTTAGTTTGACCTAAAAGCTTAATTTGATTTTGATCTTCTTTTGTTAATTTATTAAGCATAATATTTACAGTAGGTGTGTAAAATATTGTGCCGTTTTCTGTAGAGCCAGTTATTGTGTCAGTAACCGAAGCAACGCCTAAAGGCATAACGTATTTGTATATGCTTTTAGAATTAAAATCAATTGAATCAATTTCTTGTGGGTTTGTGCTATCGTAATTCCAATCAGTACTTCCAAAATCCGAATATACCGAAAAGTAAACATTTTTAACACCACCCGCGATGCGGTTACAGTCTAACCCTCTTCCCTTTGTTAGTGCAGTACACGCCATATTTATTTATTTTTTTAAGGTTAAAGGAGTGAGGGCAAAAGCCCCCACTTCTGTTTAATTTGTTTTATTACGATTGTCTTACAATATCAGCTCCAACTCCCGATTGAACACCCGCAGAATATCTAGCTACTAATCTCATATTATCTGAGCCGTCTAAATTAGCCATATCCATCAGCGTGATTCTCGTGTGATCACTTAACAGATCAGTGCCGAAAAATAAGTTTGACTTCTCACCAGCAACCAGTTGATTGTCAGCCATTCCAGGACATACTGCAATTTTATAGCCCTCGAAAACCGGCTCGTAGTCACCATTCATATTATAAGCGTTTACATAACCTAAAGTCGAAACCGCTGAAATATAGAAAGCGTAAGTCTTAGGGTTCATATAAATGTGTAAATCTTCTTTTCTCAATATTGGAGAAATATTAGCCGCCATATCAGCCGTCAAAGTTTGTAAGTTAGCTATAATGTTCCCCGCAGTATAAGCCGCACTTGCAGAAGATTGAATAACTGTAGCGTCAACTCCAGGTAAAAGTAAACCAGTTGTAGCTCCTAAAAATCCGTTGAATTTACCCGCTACCGCAGTTCCTTCCCATATACTTTCTTCTGTAGCTTGAGCAATAATTTCACCCATATAAGAAATAACGTAGTCTTCAAAAGACGCCGGAGGAGGTGCTCCCGCTCCCGCTCTCATTTGTAATGCTTCCCACGAATCTAGTAATGTTTTTTTACATAGATCTAAATTGATTTGCAAGTTCTTAGGTTCTAAAACTTTCTCAGTTAAAGCTAAAGTTCCCGCGTCCGTAAAATCACACGTCGCATCCGCTACAACGCCGCTTCCCGCCATACGTTGTATGTTACTCTTAAATTTAATGTTCTCTATCGTTGTTAAATAATCTAACGATGTAGCTTCTTTTAAAGCAGCACTGATATAAAATCCAGCCGCTTTACCGCTAAAATTTGATGTGGTCGTAAATGCCATTTTTTTTGTTTTTTAATTATTAATATTTATTTTCCTAAATTGTATAAAAATCTTTCTTGTTTAGATAATTTTTTATATTCCTTTCTCGATAAAGGAGTTCTTTCCGAACTAAATCTGTTTGTATTAATTGGAGCGTCCGCAGGTGATTGCTTTAATTCAACCTTTAATTTTTCGTTTTCTTCTTTTAATTTTATCACCTCTTCTTGAGAAGATAATTCTTCTTTCATTTTTACATCTTCTTCTTTAACTCCCATTTTAGATTTTAAGTCTGCGATTGCGTCCATTAGGTTGTCGACTTTATCTTTCATTTCTTCATAAGTCTTTTTATACCAGTCCGGCATTTCTTCGCTTTCGTACTTGTTTTCCTCGTCTTTCTTTCTCATTTTCTTTTCTTCTTCCTCTTCGTCCTTTTCTTCTCTCATTTCTTCCTCGTCCTCATCGTCTTTTTTCTTCTTCTTCATTTCTTCCTTTTCTTCCTTTTTGTCTTCGTCTTCGTCTTCGTCTTTCTTTTCTTTTTTCTCCATAACCTCAGAAACAACACCCTCTTCTTCAACTCTAAAAGTTAAACCCTCAGCCGTTGAATAAGTGCCTTTTGGAAGTGGTATTGTAGTCCCGTCTTCTGTTAAAACGGCTACATCTACTCCGTCTTTTAATTCTTCGGCAGTTGATACAAATATAGTGCCGTCATCGCTTTTAGCTTGAAACGCTAAAGTAATTTCTTGCTCCGGCTTCTCTAAACCTAAAGCAACTAATATTCTTTCTTTTATATCCATAGTTTTGTTGTTTTTAATTAAATAGATTATTTTTTATTTTGTTTTATTTTGGTTTATTATTTCGTTTAAAGCTATTAGTATTTCTTCATCGGTCGGTTCTCTTTTTTGCATCTGTTCGAATCGATTGGTGAAATATCCCTCAATAGATAACCCACGAAGCTCACCCGCTTTGATTTTATTCCATAACTCCTCGTTTTGTATTTTCATCTTAACGAACCAGGTGCCATTTGGTAAATCGAATCCATAAAGTTTAGATTTGTCTTGTTCTCCCTCTTTTATCCAACTCTCAACCGTTAAGACGCCGCTTACTCTATCTTGATGTTCGTAAGTTGCTTTATGGTGATTATTGTGTTTTAAATACAGTTCACTTGCTTTTCTTACGGTTTCCGGACTAAAATAAACATAATACTCGCTATCTGTATTCGGATCGTATCTAAATATCTGTTTGTTTGGTATGAGAGCCGGAGAAACAATCATTCTTTTTTCTTCATCTATTTTCGCTAAAGTCAAGTTATTTTTTTCTTTACCAAAATAAACAAAGTCTTGTTCGATAGCCGGAGAATTTACTAGTGATATCGCGTCAATTGTTAAATCTTTGTTATCGTCGCTCACTAATAATTCTACAATCTTAGTTGTTTTTAAGTCTTCGTAATAATCTTTATTATCTTCTTCGCACTCACCTTTAGAATCATATTTACATTCTCCGGTTTCTCCGTGCTTATATTTATCGTCTTTACATTTTTTACAAGGCATATTATTAAATGGGTTTTTAAGTTATTTATTTGATTTTATATTGTTGATCTTCTTCGGATGTTTGCTAATTGGTTCTGACTGTTTGTGAGATCGTCGGTTACAACAAAAGCTCTCAGAGGTTCCGGAGCCGTTGCGCCCTCTAAATTGAAAGAGCCGCTTAACATTTGAGGAGCGGGAGTTGTATTAACAACTTCTTCATCACCTCCACCTCCGTCGTCTCCCGCGCTTGGTCCCTCACCCGCTAATATTTTCTGTATATTCATAGCGGCAAAACCGGCAGCCAAACCGGCTTGTGCAAAATTATATCCAGGAATAACAGCGTTTAAAGGCGAAGCCGAAGCTGTTTTAAAAGTTTGTATAACTGACTCCGTTCCGGCAATTGTTGCTTGAGCTACCGCAGCCGCTTTAGCTACTTTAGTACCCTCACCAGCAAAGCCCTCAACTAATTTAAGTGCTTGCATACCCATTCCTTTTTTAGCGTCTAACACGGCTTTGTCTCTCGCTATTTGGTCTTTTTCTATTTTTTTTTCTACTTTACCAACTTCTCTTGCATATTTTTCATCTATTTCTAGTTTCAACTCCGCAAAGTTTTTGTGTTCGGCAATCCTATCAAGTTCGGCTAGTTTTTGTATTTCTAAGAGTTTTAATTGTCTTTGATTTTCATCTTCTTCTTCTGCTAGTAAATTTTGGTTTCTTATTTTTTCTAAGTCTTCCGCTTCTTTTTTTAGCTTCTCTTTATTTTTATCTTTAAACTTATCTGTTATTTCTTGCAAATCATTTTGAAAATCTTCTTCTAACAGTTTAAGAGCTTCATTTTTTGTTTTTTCTGACGCTTTAGAGTTTTCAATATCTTCTTTCATTTTTTTCATTTTAAACTCTAACTTCTTTTTTTCTACCTCTTCGTCAGTTTCTAACGCTTCTAATGTGGCTTCTTGCTCTAACTTTAAAATTATATTAGCTAATTGTTGTTCACCTCTCTTTCTTTCTTCTCTCCATTTTTTTCTTTTATCTGCAAGTTCTTGTTCTTCTTCAGCCGCTTTATTAATATTAAAAGATTTGACCTTAGAAATATTTTTTTCGAAATTATCTTCAGCCACTAACATTTCGTCTTGCAAATTTGCTAATTGTTTCTGTAATGCTAATAAATTTTTCTCTTCATTGAGTTGTTCTTCTTTAAGACGGTTCATTGTTTCTTGTTCGGCTCTTCCGTCGTTGTGCCAATCATAAGCACTTTTTGCTTTTCTTGCTACTTCTGTCTGTAATAAAACTTGTCTTTCAAGATTTGCTAAAGTTTCTTGATTTGATGTTTTATTTGTGTTATATATATTTTCTAAAGCCGCTAATCTTTCTTCTTCCGACTTTGTAATATCATCAACTATTTTTTGATTTTCTCTATTTGCTGCTTTATTTTTTATTTGTTGTAACTCAATATCACCTAAAGAATTATTTAAACTATCAATTTCGCTTTTCATTTGAGCAACTACATCAACCGCCGGAGCGTCATCAACACCAAATAAGGTTAAAAGCGCGTCACCCGCCAGCTCTAACGGTTTTAATAAAAAGTTAACTACTTCTCTTAATCCCGCTAAAATCGCTTTAAAAGCTTTTGCGCCTTTACCCGTTCTTGCTAAAGCGGTTCCAATTGAAGCTAAAGCAATAACAATTAAACCAATTCCCGTTGAAGCTATTCCGGTTTTTATTGTTTTAAACATTAATTTAAATCCAGGAATAACCGCTCTAGTCATCAACCTTAAACGTCTTAAAGAAACACCCATTATGTTGAAGTGTTTTATACCGGCAAAAGCTTGTTTGACTTGGTCTTTTTGCGCTTTCTCCATTGATCGAAGCACATCTGTTGCTTTCTTTCTATCGGCTGAAACTTGTTTTAAACCAATCTTTTCTTGTTGAAGCGAAACAGTAGTTTCTCTTATTTTATCATTAAGTCCCGAAACACTATTCTCGTAGTCAGAATTAATCGATTGTTGTTGCTTCATTTTTAACAACTCAATCTCTAATTCAGAAACTAATTCTTTTTGTATTTCAAAACTTTCGTTTAATTCTTTTACATTTCCCTCAGCATCTTTAAGCGAAACTCCTAAATCTTTTATTTCTTTTGTCGCGCCGCTTACATTTGCTTTTACGTCTAATATTAACTCTTCTTTTGCCATAATTTTATAATTTTAAGGAATTGTTACTCCCGTCCATATTTGCATAAATCTTATTGTGCTAACCCATTTAATTGTCATATCGGTTGCCCCCTTGACTGTTTGTCTAAAATAATTACTTGCAACCGCGTTTATTGGACTCCAACCGCTCACCGAACCGCTACTCGCGGGACTTGTTCTGCTTCTATCAATACTTAAATTTCCGGTTCCGTCCGCTACAACTACCCCGCGCTCAACCCAAGCTTTAAAATCCCCAACCGATCCCGCAGCACTACCGCCAACCCTTACGGCTAAAGTTTCTGACTGAAAATAATATACTCGGTTTGCTTCCGGATAGAAAAATTTTAATTCGGTATTGTTGACAAAACTATCAGTTGTCGTTCCGTCCGTTGTCTCGCAACCATACATTAAAGTTATTGTCTGTCTCGTTCCTTGTCTATCCGTTAAAGCGTTGCCGCCAAAAATCATAGCTCCGTCAATAACTCCCATTCCTCCAATTCCAAAAATTGCGTTATTAGATATTTTAGCGTTAGCTATATTATTAGTTCCGACAAGAATATTATTTTTACTTCTATTTGCGGCAGTATTATTCTGCCCCATTATATAAGTGTTCTTGGCTCCCGAAACAATTTCGTTTTCGTCTCCTTGTGTATTATTATCTGACTTTTTACTTACGGTTTCAATTTCCGGATAATAAGGGTATGCACGACAAACTCTAGCTTGTATGTCGTAAATATAGCCGTAAGCTTCGCATTGAAATTGATTTGGCGTTATTTCGTTAGTTCCGTCTGTAAAACTAACTACGCCATCTTCTCTTATTTTATTTGGCTTTACTTCTAAACCCGTTATGAATGGTACGTTTGGCATTATGGTATAAGTATAAATTCGACTGTTGCTAAGTCGTTCGGTTTATAATCTATTTTATTAACTCTAAATTCTCTATTTTTAATAAAGACTGTGTCGAAAAAATTAAACGTAGCTAAATCACCCGCATTCAAATTAACTTTAAGCGTCATTATTCTTGTGTCCGGATGGTATAACTCACCGTAATAAGGCAGCCAATATTGATTAAATAAATTTCTACTTGTTGTTTGACCTACTCCTTGAAAGTATTGACATTCGCCATAATTAAAATCTTGAGTGTCCGTTGTTGCGGGGGGCGAACTTACAACAGTAGGAACGGCGGTTAAGTGTCCGAACTGCAAAAACTCATCTTCAGCCGCGTTACCAGTCACCCCGTTTTGCGCCGGTATTTTATAAGTGCAGCTTGTTAAAGTCTTTTTACCCATATTGAAACATATTCTCGGAGAATTATCAAAGCCGGAAGTGTCTCCCTCGTCTGCGCTAAAACTATAAATAGACGGAACTATAAAGTCCGGATAAGCGGGATCTAACGGCTTAAGTATTGTAGCCGCAAAAGGAGAAGCGCTTATTTCTTCTTCACCCGTTAATATTGTAAAACCACTAGCGTCGAAAATTTTACTTCCGTAAGCAAAACCGCCCGTGGCTCTTTTATATTGAGTAAAAGCATAATCTTCGTCATCTTGTTCAAAAACAAAAGAAGTTTTCTTTTTAAGATTTGTTAAAGGTGTTAATTTAATTTCTTCAATATCAATTTTTTCTGTCCAGTCGTGTTGAATACTTCTCGAAGCTAAACTTAGATCCGATGTGTTTCCGCTATTTGTGTTATTTATAAACACATCTCCATAGGGTTCTATTAATATTAAATTAGGATTATTTTTGTCCGGTATTGCTATTAGATTAAACATATTAAAAAGCCCTTTTAAAAATTCCCACTGTCCAATTTCTCCTCTTAAATTCTCAACTAAAGTTTCACTTGCAATATCCGATGTTCCTACTTGAATAGTTGTGTTAGCGTTTACGTTCCACGAAATACTAGGGTTATTTAAATAAACCTGCGTAAGCGTTGAAATATTACTAAATCTTTTAAAAGACGGAACAAGGAACTCACCCGTATTCAAAAAAACCGTTCCGTTACAACTAACATTAACCGTGTTAAAAGTTGCTCCGGTTCCTACGGCGATAACGTTTTGTGTAAAGTGTTGAGAAAGTTGAGTCCCCGCCGCGCTATATTTTACCCACGCAACCTCACCAACAAAATCATAAGAGCTTGGAGTTGTATAACCGGTATAATTAATCACAAAGGAAGAAGTTATTTGATAACGTTGATTATCGAAAGAAGCCGTGAATTTAGTCGCGCTATCGTCGTAACCAATTTCATCTGAATTACTAAAAGTTTCTACATCGTATCTAAGTCGCGTAAAACTTGTACCCGCGTTTACTCCCGCCACATTTTCGTTTTGTCCGCTTCCCGTAGCCATATCTGAATGCGGCTCCGGTTCTCCTCCCCAGTTAAAATCCATATATAATTTTTTGAAATCGGCGGTGTCAAAAAAAGAGCTTTCAAAAACAAATGGGCTGTCTTGGAAAATACGTTGTATTAAATATTTAATTTGAATCCACGGACGAAACGCAGAAGCTAAACTTATAAGTTCCGGATTGCCGTTATTGTCAACTGTAAATTGGTGGTTCCAATCGACAAAAGGATATTTTATAGTGGAGTTAGCGTCTCTAAATCCCGACGTATTATTATTTAAATAAGTTATTCCCGTGCTTGAATCGTTCCAAGATAGCTTAATATTAGTTTTATTATATTCGTGTCTTAATTCGTTTAAATTAATATCTTTTAAAGTTTTGTTTTCTAAGAAGTCTGCTAAAGCGATAGCTTCCGAATATAAATTTACATTATAACTTATTTCTCCGTTTTGGTCTGTTATATCTATTAATCTTAAATAACCCTCAAATAATATGTATCCGTCTTGTTTTAATTCGCATTTTGTTTTTATATACGGGTTAAAAACTATTCCGTCGTCAGTTCTAGTTATATCATATATGTTGTCGAAAGCTTTATTGTTTCTTTTTGTAGCCGGAAGTTTAAAAGCTTTTGAATAGCTTTGAACCTTTTCGGCAACGTTTTTAAAATCATCTACACTTAAACTTAAAGGAATGTCTTCGTCTTCGTAAAGATCTAAAATTATTTGACCGTTACTTAAGTTAGCATCGTCGAGTGAGGGGCTTGTAACTTGAGGAGAAACCGAAACGTTTTCTATATTAAATTCAACCGCACTTGGAGCCGAACCAACATAAACTAAAGTTAAAGCTAAGGTTAAATCTTGTGAAGTAGCGGTAAAAGAAACCGTTGGAATTGTAGTTGAGTTAGCGTTAAACAAAGGAGCCGTTACTATATTAGTTCCGTCGTAAACCGCAACGCTTAAAAAACTACCGGATATTGCTGAACTTGCTACATCAATAACAATATCATAATTTTGCCCAACGTTTAAATTTGTTATACGCTGATACACTCCGCATTGAGTAACTCCCGAAGCTCCAAACAAAACTAACTCACCGCTGCTTTCCGTTGGAAGCGAGGGAGTACCGTTATGAGAACTTCTAAACCTATAAAAAGAGTTAGGAATTGTTGGCGGTTGATTAACTAAAGCGTCATCTAAAGCCGTAGGAACCGAAGAAGTATAACTAGGAGAAGTGTTTATAGAAATAAAGTCGCTCCCGTCTATTAAATACTCTAATTGAAACAAATTCAACGGTTGTAATCCGTTAAAATATTGAGGAAAAACTGTTAACTGTACGCTCATTAAACTGTTTGTGTTCTAAAGGTTAAACTTTTTTCTATTTCAAATCTATACTGTATTAACTTATTATTAGCGGTTGTTTTTTTAGTAAAACTTTTATTTGTTATTCTAACCGGCGTAACGTAATTGTTTAAGACCGCGTATTGCTCATCTGTTTGGAAGCCGTCTAATAAATAAACTTCCGGACTATTCATAAGCTCTTCAAAAAGAACATTATTGTCTTGTGTAATATAATCGGTGTTTATAGATATTTTTTCTGTTGCGTTTCTTCTAAATGCTTTTTTGCCGCCTTTATATCCGTCTACATAATATCTTCTCTTGCTCCACGATCCCTCAAGTTGAGTGTATTCGGTTCCCGAAGTGTTAATCGTTCTAATTGATTTTAAAGTAAAAGTATAATAATCCCATACTCCCCATTGATTAAGCCAACACAATCTTATGCTTTCGAATTGTCTTTCGTTCGGACAATTAACGTTGATTGTGTATTTTTGTGTTGCTGCTAAATTACTTGCGTTTTGCAATTCAATTGTATAATAACCCCCTTGTATAGTTCCGTTAGTTACTAACGTTTGAAATGTGCTGCTCCAATTTCTTAAATTAGCCGGATAACAACCGAGATGTAATAATTGTTTTTTAGATACCGCCGAATAATTATCAGCCGCGCCATTGCTAAAATCTTTTAACACCGTATCGCTTCCAATAGATGAGCCGCTAGAATCGTAATACTCAAAGTCTACTTGGTTAACATTATCCCATAAAGTTGTACTAGTTTGTAAAAAAGAAAGAGTTCCGTAATCTTCTATATTTGCAAATAGTTGTGTTGGAGCGTTGGTTAGAAACTTTCTTGTGTTAGCCGTTGGAAATACAACCGCCGGTTTAAAATCAAATAAATCAAAACCAAAATCATCTGAAGCTAATTCACTAACTAATTTGTCTGTATATTTTAAATAACCGTTGAACAAAGTAAAGCCGTCAGAATTAACCGCAGTGCCAACGGCTTGTCTCACTATATTGTCGTCTTGGTTTCCGGCGCTATCCGTAGCTCCTAAAAATTCAACCGAAAACTGAATCGCTAAATATCTAACCGTGTTATTTGTTTTAGAAAATTTATCTATAATATGTAAAGGGTGTCTTTGTGTGTCGGTTGTTGTAACTCCTTTATATTGAGTGTTATTTGTCGCCATATTATCCGCGCTAACATAATTCTCTATTATAGTTCTTAAATCAAATATTCCAACTCCCGCGTTGTTCGGTGTTGTTTTAAAAGTACCTATAACATCGGTTCCGGTTGAAAGATTGGGCGGCTCCGTTCCTATATGAACTTCCGCTCTAAATTTTACTTTTGTTTGAAAAGCTACCGCGTCGTCATTTGAAACGACAAATATAATTTCTTGCCCAACGGGTAAAGTTGTAAATCTTGGTGCTTGTAATATTTGTGATACTGCCATCGTTTTAATTTTATGGTCTATAAAAAGTCGTTAAATAAGTTTTAACATCTTCTGTAAAATCCGTCAATAATTCTTCTTTTAATTTTGCGTAGTTAACGCCCAAAGGTTGAGAAAAAAAACTCAAGCTTGGAATACCTCTAGCTTTTATTTTCTTTCCAATTAAAAAAGCTAAATTAGAAATAAACTGTCCGGTGTTTTTGTCTCTTCCCCTACCTAGTCCTTTTGGTTTTATTCCTTTCTTTTTTATCCAACGCGAAAGAATATCCGGAGGTGGTTGTTTATTAGTATATTTATATGGTGATGTTTGATTAACTAAATTATAGTTTTTATAGCTTCTCATAACTTTATTTCCCGAAACTCCTTTATCTAAATATTCACCATAATCCAACATATAAAACTTAATAGAATAACCGTTTGCTTCCATAATAACTTCCGATCTTATAGAAGCTCCTAGTCTAGTCGAACCTTTAGAAGAAGCCAACGATTCTTTAGATTGTCTTACTACACTAGAAGCAAAACTATTTAAATATCTTTCTAGCTTAGGCGTTTCCATTATATTAATCCAACAAACAATTCAACTTGCACGTCGGTCGTTGATCTAGGGCGAACTTGTAAAGTTACTATGTCTTCAAGCGTTGGAAAGTTTGGAGAGGTGTCCGCTTCCGCAATAGCCGCCGTGTCCGCTTGACAAAGTATATGAGACTGTCCGGCGGTTATAACTACCTGATAGTTAGTGTTTTCTGTTACAACTGCTAAATCCATTGCTTCGGTTGTGCTAAGATTTGTTACTCTAATATATTTTGCATTTTCTAAATCTAAAGCTCCGGCTGCTCCGTGGGGCGTAGAATTAAAAACCGCTATCGTTGTAGTGTTTGAATGCGCACAAGTTAATATTCTTTCCATTACGTCAACTATTCCCGTTGTTGTTACGGTATTTGAAGAACCTCTTAAAGAACCGTTAAGCGTTACGCTTTCGCTAATTGTTGTTACTAAATCTGCCATTTTTTTATTTTATTTATTTATTATTTCTTTTTACTTTTTGGGTGTTTCTTTGGTAACAGATCGTAATCTGTTGTGTATTTTTTGTTTTGCGGTCTTCCGTTTTTAACTAAATATAAATAAGCATTCACTCTAGCCATAGCCCATTGAGTTGCTGACTTTACATTTGGAGAATGCGAAGTGTTAAAAGCTCCAAGCCCTCTTTGAAATACGGCTTTAAGCTGACCGACCGTCACTCCATATCCTAACTTTTCTTTATATCTTGCGTTAAAATCATCTGACTTTTTTTGAAGTTTTTTTAAATCAGCCGAAGATACTTTAGCTCCTCGACTTGTTTTAGCATCTCCTCTAGCCGTTCCTTTTCCTTTTGGATTTGGGTTTTTTGTTTTACTTTTTGGAGCTTTAGGGCTTTTTTTAACTCCTCCTCGTTTTCCAACTTTAGCTAATTTTTCTTTGTCTATTTGTTTAAGTTTTTTTATTGCCCACTCAATCATTGCCGAACCTCCCCAAGCGTCCCACATTATTCCGCCGCAACCCTCATCATAAGGCACGTCTTTGTTTTGCTGATGTCTTTTAAAACTTGCAACCCTTGAAATCGTTTCTCTGCTAATCTTACTTTTTGATGCGATTTGTGCGGCTCTTCGCCAACCTATAATAGTCCCGCAAGTTGTGCCTTTTTCTTTTTTATATTTAATAGCTCTTTTAGCATTATTAACCGCCGCTTGTGGATAATCGTCATAAGTTTCAAACTTAACACTTATTGCTTCAAGCTTTTCTAACAGATCTTCGTAATTCATATATGTATTGTTATTTTAAAAAACCCTATTGTTATTTTATATTTTCCTATTCTAAATTTCATTAATAACCCGCTCCTAAATTTTCAACCGGTATCGTACACGTGTCGAAATCGTTTATAACTTTTACGCCAATACTAAACACCCAACCGCATAGCATATTATCAAATCTTTCCTGGAACGGCTCAATCGTGAATTGATCTTGTGTAAAATATAAAGGAAAATTTATATCATTTGTTCCGGCTAAAGATTGTCGAGAACTGTGTCTTAACATACCAATAAAATCCGTAGCAATTTCTAATGTTTGGTTCCACACTTCTTGCTCATTATTTTTTTGGTTTATTAATTTAGTTAAATCTGCTTGTTGTTTAGTTTGCACATTGCTTTCGCTTACAATATCACAAATAAATAATTGGAAGTTATAAACTAACTCGCTATCACCCGTAACTACATTAGTTGGGTTAATATGAAGCAAAGGTAGCTTTTCCATTTTTTCTAAATTAATATCGTATATGTCACCGATTGAAACCGTTGATATTTGCTCGTGATACTCTCCGAGTCTACATAAGAAGTTCGTAACGTTATTATATGTTTTATTATTTACCATAATTTGTATTTACTTTATTTTGCGCATTTAAATCAATTTCATATGTTAACCAAGTTAAACACTCCAACAACTTCAATTTAGTAATTGTTGAAAGTTTGCTTATATCTTGGTTACAAAGTCTATGCATCACGCCAAACCAACCCCACTTTTCGGCGAAACTTTCTCCGTAAATTTGTTCATCTTCGTCTTGGCTGCCCGAATCAAAGACAACGGCAAAATCGCTACGAAGACTTTTACGAAAATCCAAAAAAAAACCAGCGCACTTTGCACTTGTTCCGCGTTCATCTTTCTCATTTTTTCTGCTCTTAAACTTATATCCCCGTCGTAAGCTTCTATTGTATAAACGTCTTGTTCCTTTGCAACAACCGGTCTGAATAAAATAGCCATTATTTCCGGAAGATGTTTTTGTAAATCTCGGTTTACAAAAGTTTCTATGTCTGCGTATTCACCTAAAGTTATTTCCGATAAGTCCGGATGAAAGCCGTACTCTACACCATCAATAACATATATTTTTTCTAAAATTCCCTTTGTCTCGGTTTGTACTTCCGCAAGTTTATCTAATATTAGAACGACGTTTTTAAGTGAAAGTTCATTAATAATTTCGTTCGGTAAATTAGAAAGTAAAGCTATTGTTTCTTTAGCTTCTTTTGTTTTGCTTTTATTGTTTACGTCTAAATTAATAGATATAAATTTTTCTAATGTTACTTCTTTCCAACTTTCGACGATGTTATAAGTTTCTTGTTTACCGTCTTTTTTTATTTTGACTTTCATAATATTAAATAGAAAATTTGCATATTTAGTTTATTGTGTTATATTTGCGGCGGTTTTTTATAATTTTAGTTAGTCAAAAGGTGTGAGGGAGGGACTTAAACGTGCGGGGTTCCTCCCTTTACTGTACATAATATTTTCCGAAAGTTTGATCAATTTCATAATACATACGCATAGCTAAAGCGTCGGAAAAGTCCGGCGATCTTCCAATGATATCTTTGACCGTTTCTTTTGGAATAATTTGTAGTTTGTTATCTTTGTCAGCGTCTTTAGTTCTAACTTGTTCGCACTCTTCTATAATATTGTTTTTAATATTTATATCATTACAATTAATTCCAATTTGTCCTTTGTTAATTAAGTCGGCTAATTTATAGTAGCATTGTGTTTTTAAGTTTTGATAGTTCTCCCCTTTTATTGGTCTTGCGTTATTTACAAAACCTTGACATCTTAAATAATCTTTAACCCCTCCACCAACTCCATCTTCGTCTACAATAATATTTCTTAAATTAACTTGATGGTTTTGTTGCATTTGCCTAACAGCGTCCACAACCTCATTTATAGACGTTTTAAGCAATGTTTGTATTTTTTTAATATATAACCCCTCCCATAACATAATAACGGTTTTATCGCTACCAAAACGCGCAACATCACAACTAATGTATTTTTCGCCCTCAACTCCTTTTTGTTCAAACATATTTATAATAGCGTCATATTCTATTAAATTATCTTTACTTGCGTCATATTCCCAATTTCCAAATAATAATCTTTGTTTACTTAATTCGTCTAAAGTTTGTAATTGAGTTTTATAATATTTAGAAATATACTCGTTATCATCAACCAAGCTTTGAATAAACTTTCTATGAGGTTTTTGTTTACCCTCTTTTGATGGTCTGTAATATTGAGTGTAAACCCAATTTTTTGCGGGGTTACAAGTCATTAATAATTTAGGAATTATATTATAATCATCGAGTCTATAACGCATCCTCGACGCTACTATGTTTTTAGCTTTCTCTGTTATTTGATTTGCTTCGTCTATAAAGGCGCCGGTTATTTCTAAAGAACCCAAGTTGTCAAAGTTTCTGTCGCTCGGATATAAAAACAAATCTTTTAAAATAATTTCCGATCTATTATAAAAAGTAATAACATTAGAACCTCCGTTAAAATTATAATGTTTACCGGCTTTTATATTCCAAGTTTCGCAGACTTCTAAAAAAGTGTTAAAGGTTGTTTTTTTTAAACTATCTAACTTTGACCTCCCCATTAAATATCTTGTCTTCGGATATTTTAAAGACATCAATATCAACCAACTACAACCAACCCAAGATTTGCCACCACCGGCAGCTCCTCCAAATAAAACTTCGGTTGTATTTTTGTCAAACAAATAAGTTATTGCTTGTTCTTGTGTGTGAGTAAAATTAGCTTCAATATTCAACCCCTTTTATGTTTACGTTAATTTTAATCGGATCGTCGCCGGACGATAAGTCTAGTTCGCTTCTTTCTACATAACCCCGTTTTTTTCCTTTAGTCTTTAAATAAAAAATTGTTGCCGAAGTATTGCCGTCTTTCATTTGTGAATGTAATTGACTTTCTGCAAAATCAAGGGCAATGTTTTCAATATCTTTAACCGCTTTATAAAATTCTTTATCTTCTTTTAACCATTTGTAATATGTAGATCTTGGAACCCCCGCCGACTTACAAGCTACTGTGACAACTCCTAAACTACTTTCTAAAGCTTTTAAAACGCTTTCTTTTTTTATGTGTCTACTTTCGTCCATATTTATATTCCTTTAAATGCTTTTAAACCGTAAAATATTAAGGAGTTTCTATAACCGTTATCCGATGTTTTTTTAATTGGAGTTACACCGTGAACGTTTCTCCAAGCCGGATAAACTAACATACTATTGTCCGATTGTTCAAAGGTAACATTATAGTCCGGTACATTTAAACAACCCCCTTTTGAATTATTTCTTTTTGTAAATATTATATTTACGGTTTCTTTAATATTGTTTCTGTCTAAGTGGTAGTCGGCTGAAATATTGAAATTTGAAATACTGCTTGTATACATTGTGCCGAACCTCCAATCTTTTTTTATGTCTTCAAAAAGTTCTTTTTGTCTTTTATATATTTTAGGCGTTAGTTTTTTAATAATTTCTTCTCCAATCAAACAAGAACCCCACATTGCCTTAATAAA